CACCAAAAGTCTAGTTTGTAACGACAAAGATAAATTAATCAATAATATTGCTTAATTTATAATTAATTTTAGTTTTATTGATCTTGCACTTTTTATGGCACGAGTATTCGACGTACCTAGGTATAAAAACCAAGCTGCACATAAATGCATGTATTACATCGACATGGCAGATCAAATGAGAGATGAAATAACGTGTAAATTCCGCGATGAACAACTGCGCGAAATGAAATCAGGCTGTAGATTTGTGATACTGAAGTTTCTTGGGATAGAGGGATTGTTTAGCGACGGGTTAAGAGATATAGAGGACCATGACTCAGACTGGGTAGACGATCACATAAGGTATTGCACGAGGGAGATGAGCGTTGACATTGAAACATACCCCATGCACAAGAGGGCAGGCAAAGTATTAGCTGAAATACTGGGTACGAGTGAAGTCATAATTTCTGATTTCGACGCAATGCTGTCGATAGTGGTGGATTACTTATCAAGGTTAGTTGTGGCAACTAGTCCTTCTTCAACACAGTATAGCAAGAGACAAGCAGGTGTGATATGCAGGGACATGATGGCAATTCAATTGGTGACGAATAAACTCAGCAGAGGAGTTTACGAGAAAGTTATGTCTGGCTTACATCATCCAATGTTATCTGGTGAGGACTGTAAGCTTATGAACTTTGCCTCTGATGTTTTTGAGTCATGCTCAATAAGCGCGCCACCGGAGTCTGTTGTTGAGGCCCATTCCAACATACGCTCGAAAGACGTCCCTTATACAGAGTTCAGCATGTCCAACTCCTTCTTCGGTAAACACTGCGGCTACGATGAGTGTTACAGAGTTCTTGGCATGACAATTATCATCAGGCAAATAAATCGTAAGAGGATTGCATACATCTTAGATCACTCAGCAGTTATGCAAGTGTACCAATGCCTAAGATTCTGGTGCGGCGCAGCGTATTACTGTAACAATTATCGGATATCAGGTAACATGGGCGATAACGAAGGTGACATGCCAACTGCTTTCGTCGAATGTAAAAAATGGGTAGTAAAGTATGCTGATGTACTCGGGGAAAAAACGGGCAGACACATGAAGCTAAGTTATGCTTTACTACAAAACAGCTTCGGCGACAACATGGAAAAATTACCAGTGAATATGGCTGAAAGACAAAGGTCGATATTGAGTGACTTAAAGAAAGTGCAGAGCGTAGACGTCACTTGGTACGATTTGATAACACGTCTTAGTATATCTGACAGAGCAAAGATGGACATAGCTTATATGTTTCATGGGATACCAGCCGCAGATTGCGATGCAGAAGTGATGTTCAAGAGTACGGTTGACAAGTTGTCTAACAGTAACCCAGTCGACGCCAATGAATGGCTAGCATTTACCAACTATACAAAATCATTCGACCTGTGCTGCTTATTGGTGAAGTACAGAGAAGGAGTTGAGCCATTCATCATAACTCAGAGGGGTTACTCATGTCAAGATCACAACTGGTACAAAAAGTGTATGAGAGGTACAATGCAGATGCCGCCGGACGATGAAATGGGCAAAGCGCATGTTGAAGACTTCTTTCAATTCGATGCAACTATGAACACATGGTTTTACGAAGCTTCTGACGTAACACACGTTGTCCCTGATCTGAGGTCATACGAGAATCCGAAAGAGAGCCTTAAACGCGAAGATTTCAATGAGTTGTTGTATGCACTCAAACACGCACCTTTAATTGGCTACAAGTATACACCAGAAGAATTGAGGAAGCATGCTATTACTGGCAACTTTGACTGGGACCCTGTATGTGTGCTGGCTGCTAAGAGTGAGAATACAAAGTACAAAGAGAAAATAAGGGAGACTTATTCTGGAGCTGACACACTGAGAGAGATCACATCAGAGATAGACAGAACAGCAATAAGGGCAACATCTATCAGTGTTGCAAGCTCGCTTAGGAATCCTGAGTCCACACTGCAGAAGAAAATGCACTCAATTGCTGATTTTACAGACCCGAGGAGAGAAGATTATGTTCTAGTTATAAGCTTAGATGTCTCAGGATGGAGCCCGAATGCAAACAGAGAGTATGTCCTTCAACACCATGACTATGTTGCAAGGATGAGCAAAATACCGAAAGGGTATACCTTGTCTAAAATCTGGGAGAAAATCTCGTTGGTCATAGACAAAAGGGGATATGCTGCAACTTCGCCTGCTCCTAAAGGAATGTTCCAGGGCTTCACAGGTACACTCGACACAGCATTGCATCAACACCTAGCATACTATGCCATAAGGAAGTGTAAAAGGGAGGGTTTATTGACAGCCAAAGAAGCGGCGATAGCGCTAGTTTTGATAGATGACGGCACATTATGCATACCCTTGGATGGATCAAGAAGTAAGGAGGAGTTAGAAAGAATAACAGCACATATACTCAGAGTAATAATAGAAACTTATGCACTTTGCGGCTTTATAATTGACATTGCAAAGACAATCTACTCAACAAGAAAGTACACATTTTTGAACAGATTTTTTGCTGCTGGCTCAGAAGTCC